CGATCACGGCGCCGATCTTCGACAAGTCGGTCGAGCAGTCTGCCGTGATGGCGCTGGCCCGGCCGGCGCCGCTGGCTCTGGACGCGACCACGTCGGTGCCCATCCCGATGGATGTGCCGACGGCTGACTGGGTGGGCCAGGCGGCGAAGAAGCCTCTGTCGACTGGTGGCATCGACGTCAAGCAGATGCAGGCTAAGAAGCTCGCGGTTCTCATCCCGGTCGCCATGGAGGTCGCGAAGACCAACGCCGGCGGTCTGTACGACCAGCTGCAGAAGGATCTTCCGACGGCGTTCGCCCGCGCCTTCGACCACGCGGCGATCCACGGTAAGAGCATGAAGGGTGCCGCCGGCCCTTTCAGCGAGTACCTGGCGGCCACGTCGAACTCGGTGGCGCTCGGTACCACCGCACAGGGCCAGGGGGGCATCTGGGCCGACCTGGTCAAGGGCATGGAGCAGGTCATCGACGACGACTGGGACTACACCGGTACCGTCGCTGACCACCGGCTGAAGCCCAAGCTTCTGCTCGCGACGGACACCACGGGTCGGCCGATCCTGGTCGACACGCAGACCCCGGGCACGGACATGGCGGCGGCTGGCACCCTGATCGGTGAGCCGCTGGCCTACTCGCGGTCGGTGTCAGGCAAGCAGCGCCGCCAGTCCGGGAGCGCGGACACCGGGCTGCGGGCGATCGGCGGCGACTGGTCGCAGGCGGCCTACGGGGTCGGTATGGACATCACCGTGCGCATCTCGGATCAGGCGACGTACATCGACGAGGAAGGCGGCGTGCACAGCGCCTTCCAGGAGAACCTGGTGCTGATCCTCGCGGAGGCGTACTACGGCTTCGTGATGGGCGAGGCGGACGCGTTCGTGAAGTTCACCGGCACTCCTTCGGGGTCCTGATGGTGGCCGTCCCGGCTTCCGCGCCGGGCGGGACGGCTAAGCCGCTGCGCATCGTGGCCCGTGTTCATGCGATGCCGCCGGAGCACAATGCGGGGGCTGAGCACATGCTCGTGTCCATGCTGCGGCCTCTGGTGGAGCGCGGTCACGATGTGCAGGTGTGGCTGTCCCGGTACGGGAGGGCCCACAAGGAGTACGAGTACCGGGGCATCCGTGTGGTGCCTTTGGAGTCCCGCCTGGACTTTCCGATGGCGGTGAAGCGGGCGCATATCCTGCTTGCCCATCTGGAGACGGTGCCGTCGACGGCTTCACTGGCCCGTGGCTACGGCAAGCCGCTGGTGGTGGTGTGCCACAACACGCACCGGGCTACCTTCCGTGATGCTGCTGCAGGTGGGACCGCTCTGGCGGTCTACAACTCGCTGTGGATGCAGCGGGAGGCGGAGCTGTTCTTCGCCGAGTACCCGAAGGGTGTGCGGCCGGCCAGCGAGCTGATCGTGCGCCCGCCGGTGTTTGCCGAGGACTATGCGACGAAGCCTGGCCAGGCAATCACGTTGGTCAACTGCAACCCGGAGAAGGGTGGCAAGGTGCTCGCTGCCTTGGCCCGCCGGATGCCGGATCAGCAGTTCCTCGCCGTGAAGGGCGCCTACGGGGAGCAGATCCTCCCGGATCTGCCAAACGTGGAGGTCGTCGAGCACGTGCGGGGCGAGGACATGCGGGAGAAGGTGTACAGCCGCACCAAGGTGCTGCTGATGCCGTCCTCCTACGAGTCATGGGGGCGGGCGGGCGTTGAGGCGCTGGCCAGCGGCATCCCCGTCGTTGCTCACCCCACGCCTGGGCTGACGGAGTCTCTCGGTGAGGCCGGGGTCTTCGTGGACCGTGAGGACATTGACGGCTACGAGGCGGTCCTCCGCAAGCTCCTTACCGCGCCTGAGTACCGGCTGGCGTCGAAGCGGGCGAAGGCCCGGTCCGCGGAACTGGATCCGGCTGCCGAGCTGGCTGATTGGTGCACTGCGATCGAGGGCCTGGCCCGCTAGGAGGTCACCATGGCGTTCGTCGCTCCTACTGCTGAGGATCTCGGCATGTACCTGGGGCTGGGAGAGGTCGACGGGGACCGGGCGGATCTGCTGATCCGGCAGGCCGTCGCCTTGGCGACTTCTGTGGTCAAGCCGTTGCCGGAGGAGGCGACTGCGGTCGTCCTGTCGGTGGCGGGGCGCGCCTATGTGAATCCTCAGCAAATCAGCTATGAGACGATCGGCCCGATGTCGGTGCAGCGTCCGAGCGGTTCGGGTGGCCTGTACCTGACGAAGGCCGACAAGGCGGCACTCAAGTCGCTGGCCGGCCGCGGGGGTGCGTTCACGGTGGATCCGACACCGGCCACGGCTGACCCGTCGCCGACGTGGCCGCTCGATGACGTTGTCTTCGGTGACGAGGGCTACGAGCCGGGGTGGTCGTAGTGCCTGCTCCGTATCCGTATGGGGAGACGGTGGTGCGGTTGCGCCGCGGCCCGTCTCCCGGGCGGGATCCTCGGGGTCAGCCGATTCCGGGCCCGCTGCTGGAGGAGCCGTTCGCGGGGTGTGTGGTTGCACCTCGGGCGGAGACTCCGACGGTGGGTGGGGATCAGCAGCAGGCCCGGGACACGGTGATTGTCGGGTACACGGTGTATGCCCCGGCGGGTTCGGATTTCGTTACGACGGATCAGGTCCGGATTCGTGGCGAGGTCTGTGAGATCACGGGATGGCCGGGTGACTGGCTGCGGAATCCGTTCACGGGCACGCGGGGTCCGGTGCAGTTCGCTGCGGACCGTGTGACGGGCTAGCCGCGGGCTTTCTCGACGGCCGCGACGAGCTTCTGTGCTGCGTCGTTGGCGCTGTGGCGGATGGACAGGCTGTGCGGGTCGGACTGTGGTGGCCGGCCTCCGGAGAGCAGGCTCTTCGACTCCGCTGCGGGTGCACTGCCGGGGAGCAGGAACTGCACGTATCCGTGGAACAACCTCGTGCCTGGCTTGAGCCTGGTGCCGGTGACGTCTGCGGCCCTGATGCGGAAGTGCCTGGCCTGCTGGCCGACTTCCTTCTTCGTGATGGTGATCCAGTCGCCGTCGAAGCTGATGGATCCCTGTACGCCTTTGACGTCCATGCCGCCCCCTAGTAAGTAGAGGTGGTCATGATGCCCGCGAAGTTCAGGATGTCAAAGAAGGGTGTCGGGCAGCTTCTCCGTTCGAGGATGATCCAGGCGGACATGCTCGCCCGGGCGGAGCGCATCGAGGATGCGGCCGTGGGCATTGCCCCTGTCGGTGGTCCTTCCGACCCGCACCCCGGCCACTACAAGTCGAGTTTCAAGGTCACGACGACTGCCCGTGGCGGCCGGCGGAAGGACCGCGCGACTGCCACGGTCACCAACACGGCTTACTACGCCCGGTGGGTGGAGTACGGCACCGAGAAGGTCACCGCGCACCATGTGCTGCTGAGGGCCGCTGCCGCAGGGGGTGGTCGTCATTGACCGCCTTGCTTGACGTCGAGGCGGAGCTGATCGGCAGGGCCACCCCGGTGTGGCCCGACGCTGTGGTCCGCGACGAGCTCGACAACAACCTGCTGGCCGAGCTGCCGACGATCCAGTTCGAGCAGATCCCCGGCGGCAGCGAGGACGGGTTACGACTGGCCCGCGTCCTCGTCGACACCAACATCTACGCGGCGACCAGGGCTGATGCATTCGCCTTGGCCATCGAGGTTCACAACTGGCTGACCAGGACGGTCCGAGGAAGTACCAGCGGCACAGCCGTGATCGGCCGCGTCGGCTGCCTGACTCTGCCTGCGATCCGCCCCTACGAGAACGTAGGGCTCCGCCGCGTCGGCGGCACCTACGAGATCTTCCTGCATCCGGTCTCCTGACCGCTTCTTTGGGCCCGCGCCGCGCCCTTCCGTCCCGCCCGTGCGCGGGCTCACCCATGTCTGGAGACTCATCATGGTCACTATCACCCGCGCCGCTGACCTGGCGCTTGTCGGAGCGAATGGCGGGGGGTGGGTGGCGCCGGTGGGTACGCCGGCGCTGGCTTCTCCGCTGGATCAGCCGGTGGCTCCGTGGGAGCCGCTGGGTGCCATCTCGGATGACGGTCTGACCTACGGGTTCGACGAGGACAACCAGGAGTTCACCCCCTGGGGTCTCACCAGCCCGTTCCGCACCCAGATCACCAAGAGTGTGCGGACGTTCGGGCTGACGGTGTGGGAGACCGGTCGTGTCGCCGTCATGAGCCTGCAGTCCCGTCTGGACGCCGCGGATCTCGTGCCGGACGAGGACGGCATCACCAAGTACGCCGACACCGCGTCGCCGGTCCCGGACCGGCGAGCGTTCTGGTTCCTCGTGATCGACGGGGACGCCTACAAGGGCTTCTACGTGCCCCAGGGCGAGATCAACGACCGCTCCGACGTCACGTTCAAGCAGGACGAGATGTCCGGCTTCGAGTGGACGATCACGACGTACCCCGACGAGGCCGGCAACACGGTCTACCACGTCGACAAGCTCCCGGTGACGCCTGCGTACACCG